TAACTTATGCAGATTTAAAAAATAGTAGTATCAAGACAAAACATTGTGGTACAGTAGGTCGTATGGGTAGTTTTTCATTTTTCTTTTCACATCACATGCAGACAATGGAAGGTGGTATGATTGCATGTTGGGATAAAGATGACTATGATTTTTTAAGGTCATTAAGAGCTCATGGGTGGTGTAGAGATTTACCAGAAGAAAATAACTTATATAAAAAATCAGGTGACCCCTTTAAAGATAGTTTTACTTTTGTAACGCCAGGTTATAGTGTAAGACCATTAGAGATGAGTGGTGCAATAGGTAGTGTTCAACTTAAAAAATGTGATAAGTTTATAGAAGAAAGAAGAAACAATGCAAAGTATTTTGTAGATAAATTTAGTAAATTGCAAAATATTAAGATACAAAGAGAAATAGGTAAATCATCATGGTTTGGTTTTTCAGTAATTTTAACGGATGAATTAAAAGGTGAAAGAGATGTTGTCATTGAAAGACTAACTAAATTAGGTGTAGAGACAAGACCAATTATTGCAGGTAATTTTATGAAACAACCTGTAATAGAATATTTTACTTATATTGGCAGGGCAACATATGATAGTGCAGACTATCTACATGATAATGGTTTCTTTATGGGTAATGATGTAATAGATTTAAAAGAAAACATAGATATGGTTTATGATGAGTTTGTTAAGATAAATCATGATTATAAAAGTGATAAATTAAAACAAGATATATTAAATGAAAATTTAGGTTTAAAAGACCATACAAATGATTAGGAGATGATATGAAAACAGCATTAATCACAGGTGTTACAGGTCAAGATGGTTGTTATCTTGCAAAGAACTTGTTAGAAAAAGGTTACAAAGTATATGGTGCCGTAAAACATACAACAGGTATTCAGAATTGGCGACTAGATGAAATGGGTATTACAAACGACATAGAGTATGTAGATGTTGATATTGTAGACCAGGCAAATGTTAGAAGAATGATTGATAAGACAAAACCAGATGAAGTATATAATCTGGCAGCTCAATCGTTTGTTGCATTATCTTTTGAACAACCTGAAATGGCAGCTCTTATTGACGGTGTAGGTGTATTAAGAATGTTAGAAACTATCTATCAAGTTAATCCTGAAATAAAATTTTATCAGGCATCCACAAGTGAACTGTATGGTAAAGTGCAAGAGATACCACAAAACGAGAACACAAAATTTTATCCTAGAAGTCCTTATGCTTGTGCAAAATTATATGGGCATACGATAACAATTAATTATAGAGAATCTTATGACATGTTCGCATGTAGTGGCATATTATTTAATCATGAATCGCCAATGAGAGGGTCTGAATTTGTAACAAGAAAAATTACAAAGGGTGTAGTTAAATGGATGAAAAGTAAAAAACCTATTATGTTAGGTACAATTGACGCTCAAAGAGATTGGGGTCATGCCGAAGATTATGTAGAAGGTATGAGACTAATGTTGCAACAAGATAAACCAGATGATTTTGTTCTTGCAACAGGTGAGACAAATTCAGTAAAAGATTTTGCAAGTATGGTATTACATAAATTAGGTATCGAACATGATTGGGTAAAAACTAGAGCAAAACAACAACAAACAGATGATTATGGTAATCAAATAAATCCAAATGTTTTTATAGATGAGTGTTATACAAAAGACCATCAGTTAATTATTACGACTGATGAAAAGTTTAAAAGACCTGCTGAAGTAGATTTACTTATAGGTGATTCTACAAAGGCAAGAGAACAACTAGGTTGGAAACCAAAGTATGATTTAGATATGTTAATAACTGATATGTTAGAATGGGATTTAAAAAGATATGGCTAAACATTTTGTAACAACAATGAATAAGAGACTATTTGATGATTATGGTAAAGACTTACTTGTAAGTTATATGAACACTAATCAAAAATATCCTATTTATGTTTATGTTGAAGATGATATACAAAAATATCCTATTATGAAAAATGTTATCTATGTGCCTTTATTTAAAGAAGAACCTGAATGTGAAAAATTTGTAAAAAGAAATAGAAACAAAGTAGTGGCTAGTTTTATGTTTGACGCTGTAAGATTTTGTTATAAAGTATTTGCACAATGCAATGCTTCTAAACATGGTGGTAAAATGTATTATGTAGATGGTGATTCAGTATTTTTAAAAACAATGGATGATGAAATATTAGATTTATTATTACCAGATAAAGTATGTGTTTCACATTATTACAGACAAGGTATGTACACAGAAACAGGTTTTATAGGTTTCAACATGAATCATGCAATGATGAAAGATTTTATAGAACATTATAGAAACTTATATATAGATGATACAGTTTATAATTTACCTCATTATACTGATTGTCATACTTTTGATAGAACTAGAAAAATTATGACAGAAAAATTTACAGATGATTATTATGAGAAAAAATTAGGCGACGGCGGAACTGGACATATTATGGCAAGGTGTAATTTAATACACGATTATTTAGACCATAGAAAAGGTAAAAGAAAATCACAAAGACATTCACCAGAATGGTTGAGGAGATAACATGGGTAATATATCAGGCAAAATATGGGGTCAAACAGAATTAGTTTTTGCAAATTCTAATATTGAGTTTCATAGAATAGATATTAAAAAAGGTGGCACATGTAGTAAACATAAACATAATTATAAGTTTAATGGTTTTTATTGTATGGCAGGACAACTATTAATTAGAACATGGAAAAATGATTATGATTTAGTAGATGAAACACTTTTAAATTCAGGTGATTTTATGAGTGTTGCACCAGGAGAGTATCATCAATTTGAGGCAATGGAGGACTGTATAGCATTTGAATTATACTATGCACATTTTGACCATGATGATATACAAAGAGAAACAGTAGGCGAATTAAAAGACCCTATAACACCATATGACGCTACAAGATGAAAATAATAGCAGGACCTTGTCAATTAGAATCTTCTGAACATGCAATAGAAATTGCTAGTGCATTAAAAGAGTTATGTGATAAGTATGATTTTGAATTTTATTTTAAATCATCTTATGATAAGGCAAACAGAACATCAATACATGGTAAAAGAGGACCAGGTATATTTCAAGGTATACAATGGTTATCAGAAGTAAGAGATGAAGTAGGTTGTAAAGTATTAACAGATGTACATGAAGTCTGGCAAATAAAAGAAGTATTACCTACTGTAGATGTATTACAAATACCAGCATTTTTATGTAGACAAACAGATTTATTAGTTAGAAGTGTAGAACTTGCAAGTCTAACAGACAAAATAGTTAATATAAAGAAAGGGCAATTTTTAGCACCTTGGGATGTAAAAGGTATTTTATCAAAGACAGGAACAGATAATGTTTGGATTACAGAAAGAGGTACAAGTTTTGGGTACAATACCTTAACAGTAGACTTTACAGGCATACAATACATGACAAAAGAATTTGATGTGCCTATTATTTTTGACGCTACACATTGTGTACAAAAACCAGGTGGTAAAGGTAATTCATCTGATGGTAATAGAGAGTATGTACCTGGTCTAATTAGGGCTGCTGTTGCACAAGGTGGTATTGATGGTGTATTTATGGAATGTCATCAAGACCCGGATAATGCACCGAGTGATGGTCCTAATATGTTAAGATTAGATGATGTAGAAAATGTATTTAAAGATATAAAGAGGTATAGTTATGACAATTGAAATTTATATAACATTGTTAGTAATAACATTTTAAAATGATTGATTTTTATTTAATATGCATTGGTATTGCAATGGGTATAATTGTATATTGGGCAGCTGGTGGTTATGATTAATGTATTCATAGGTTATGATAGTAAAGAAAAGGTTGCATTTAGTGTACTTGCATATAGTATACTAAGAAACAGTACAAAACCTGTTACAATAACACCTATATATTTACCTAACATTCGAGATGATTTTGTTAGAGAAAGAAATAATTTATCATCAACAGAATTTTCATTTAGTAGATTCATGGTACCACATCTTATGAATTACAAAGGGTGGGGCTTATTTATGGATTGTGACCAATTAATGTTAGGTGATATTGCAGAACTATGGCGATTAAGAGATGATAAGTATGCAGTACAATTATGTAAACACGACTACACACCAGTAGAAGATAAAAAGTTTTTAGGTCAAGTGCAAACAAAGTATGAGAAAAAGAATTGGTCATCATTTATGTTAATGAATTGTAATAAATGTAGTGAACTTACACCTGATTATGTCAATAGTGCAACAGGTTTACAACTACATCAATTTAAGTGGTTAGAAAGTGATGACTTAATAGGAGATTTACCGTTAGAATGGAACTGGTTAGTAGATGAACCAGGTTATAACACTAAATCAAAAGTTAATAATATTCATTTTACAAAAGGTGGTCCGTGGTTTAAAGAGTATGCAAATTGTTCTTATTCAGAAACATGGAACTTGTATCATGAAGAATGTTCGTGGATAGAAAGATGATACAAGGATTCGGCACAAGAGAAATAACAGACCAGATATTAAGAGCATTTGTTAAAAGTGCAAATGGTATTATGCATGAAAAACAAAAAGTAGTAGGACAATATGAACAGACTGTATGGCCTACATTTGAAAAGATGAACACACCTGTTGCAGTATGGGGTTGTTTAAGAGGCACAGAGGCAGTCATAGATGAAGCAGGTCAAAATGAACAAGATTGGTATTTTTTTGACCATGCATATGTTATGAATGAATCTAAACACATGCCTAACATGAAATTAAAAGATAGAGTTTATAGAGTTACAAAAAATGCACAATTAATAAATGATATAGATGAACTATCATATGATGATTATAATAGAATAGAAAAATATAAAGAACATGTACAATTAGAACCTTGGAAAAAAGACGGCAAATATATTTTAGTATTTGAACCATCTGATTTTGCAAAGAGATGGTGGGAAGTACCTAACTGGACAGAAGATACTATTCGATTATTAAAGAGAAATACAAACTTAGAAATAAGAATTAGAAAGAAAAATAGTTTAATATCATTTGAATCAGAAGTAAAAGGTGCAAAAGCAGTAGTAAGTTTACAGTCAGCGGCCGCTATACAGGCACACATATGGGGCATTCCAGGTTATTGTGCAGAGATGTCAGCAGCTTATCCTGTATCTCATAGTATGGATATGATAGAACAAGGTTTAGATAGTATACAATATATACCAGACCATCATAGAGTAAGATGGTTAAATAGTATACTTGCAAATCAATATACTATGACAGAGATTGCAGACGGCACTTGTTATAATAGACTTAAAGACAGATGAACATATATCATAAGTTAGATTGGGATAAATGCCTATCTCATGAGATATGGGAAGCGTTTAAAAAAGGTTGGCCTGAATCAGACCAAGAAGTACATTTCTTTTGGGGTCTTGCAGGTAAAAATGTGCCCGAGATTCAAAATTGTATCAATGAAAACAAGACATGGTTTTATGTTGATGTAGGTTACTTCACAGAACAAATTACAAGATATCCTCAACCTAAAATTCATGACTATGATAAAACATATTTTAGAATTGTACATAGAAATTTACATACAATTAGAGGTAGTGTTGGCACAGGTGAAAGATTAACTGAACTAGAACACAAAGGCATTGATACAGAATTTAAAGGTTGGAAAACAGGTGATACAAAACATATTCTAGTTTGTCCTTCATCACAAATGGTAACCTATAATATAAATGGTATGAATCAAGATGAATGGATAAATGAATGTGTTACTGAATTAAAAAAACATACGGACAGAGAAATAAAAGTTAGAAACAAACCAAGACCTAGTAATGAATGGTGGGGTACAGATATAAAAGATAGTTTAGTAGACGCTCATTGTCTAGTTACTAACATGAGTTTATCGGCAATAGACGCTGTTTTAAATATGACACCTGTTATATGTCATGGTAAAAATGTATGTTCACCGATTGCAAGTAGAGATTTAAAATATGCAAACAAACCTTTTAGACCAGGCAGAAAAACTGTAACAGAGTGGATGAAGTTTGTTGTAGAAAATCAATTTACTTTACCTGAAATAGAAAGTGGTAAAGCATTTGAAGTTATGAAAAATCAAATAGTATGAATTTTTGTTGTGTATATTATGGCGATAAGTATGATGTAAAGTATGTGCAAAACTTGTACAACATGGTACAAAGACATTTGACAATACCTCATAAGTTTTATTGTTTCACAGACCATGTAAAATTACCTAAGTTATTAGATGGTAATATTATATGTAAACCTTTTCATCATCACAACTATGAAGGCTGGTGGAACAAACTACAATTATTTTCACCAGAGGCAGAACTAGAAGGTGTAAACTTCTATCTAGATTTAGATGTAGTCATTCTAGAAAACATAGATAAGTTTATTACATACAGTAATGAAGATGAGTTTTCTGTAACGAGAGATTTTAGTTATGCGACAAAGGGTTGGAACTCTAGTGTCATGAAATGGAATAATGCAACAGAAACCGAAAGAATATGGAATGGGTTTCTTGCAGATAAATCAGCACTCATGCAATTGCAAGGTGACCAAAATGTGATATCTAAATTGACCACAGATATCGTAGAAGATATGCCAAATCTTAAAGTCAAACCCAAAGACAAGGTAAAACCTTATCCTGATGAATGGACCTTTTCATATAAATGGCACGACAGAGTAGACCCTAGATTCGACAGAGGTCGCTGGGACTTCTCTAGAGGTGAGGGTTCAATCGCAGTATTTCATGGTAAACCAAACCCCCACGAATCAGACCAAGATTGGGTCAAAAATAACTGGAAATAAAGCTTGACATAGTATTCTAGATATGTTAAGCTCCATGCATGAATTGTACATTTTTTGAACAATATCTATCAAATGAGAATCACTCTCAACAAATTATTTTAAATTATTTTAAAATATCCTTAAAAATCAATAGTTTATACAACCGGAAAGTGCTTGACAAAGCTTTTCGAGTACCATATAATATACACATAAACAATATAAAAGGAGAAACACTATGAAATACATACTATCAGACATCAAACGAGGTTATAAGATTAAGACAATCATGAATAAACATGATATATCTGCTACACTTGTTATCGCATGTATGCACATAATACAAAGAAGTGCTGGGAGTTCAGTATAATGACAATCATGAGTGGTGAAGAATGGCCAGGTATAGACGGCTGGATGAAAAAGAAACCCTTAGGCATGGATGCCTTAATGGGTCGTACATCAGAACGAATTTATTCAAAGAAATATTGTATAGAAAAGATACGAGACAATCTATCACCATATTTTGAAGAATCAATTGCAAAAAATTTGCCGATAGATATGTTGCATGATTTTAAAATACATTTTAAAGGTAAATTTAGAATTAGATATCGTGGTAAAAGTGATTACAGACAAAGATATTTTAGAGAACCTAATCATTGTTTACAAAAATATGCTACAAGTTTTGCAATTTACCCAATAAGTGAAGAAAGTTATAAAGAAGTAATAGGAGGTTTAAAATGAGTATGAACGATTACGGAATGGATATAGGCGAACAAGTTATATCCGACACATTAAAAAAAGTATCAGAAGGTGAAATAACTTTTGATGATACAGAAAATCTTTACGAAGATGAATTAACAAATGATGAAAGAATAGGATTAAGTTTCTTAGGAATTCATGATAAATTTGATTTTAGAGAGAGTATTGAAAATGAATCATAACGGATATTTTGCAGTCAAATTAGATGAATCTTGGCAAGATGTTGTCAAGAGAAATGCAACAATGGAAGTTGTTCGTGGTGACCACATTACACTTGCATATAAACCTGAAGAATGGGTTTTTGACAGACTTACAAAATTAGTCGGTAAAAGAGTTAATGCATATATTAATGAGTTAAGAAGAAATGAAAACATTGAAGCATTTTGGGTGACTGATATGTTTTATGATTCTTTCAGTCTATCATTAAAAGAAAAAAGATTAACAAGAATTGATGAGGGTGCAGCTCACATTACGATTTCACATAAGAAAGGTTTAAAACCTAAAGAAGCGAACACCATGTTTACAAATCCTACTCATGTAGAACAAAGAATAGGATATGTAGAAGGTGTAATTGAGTGGATAGACTTTAACTAAAGGAGACAACATGACAATACGAAAGAAACAACAATCAGATAAAATGATAATCGACCTAACAGGTCAAGATGGTAATGCATTTTGCTTGATAGGACTTGCAAACGATTTATGTAAGCAATTAAATCGTGCTGGGTCAGATTATAATTTCGATATAATCTATGAAGATATGACACGAACAGATTATGAAAATTTAGTTCGAGTATTTGATGATTACTTCGGACATTTAGTAATACTAGAGAGATAATTATGTTAAGTGAAGAACAAAAATATGAACATACATGTGAACGAGTGCAAAATGTAATTGGTGAATGTGAGTGGAAAATTAGAGATATGATAGAACAATCAGGTCTTGATATTGACACCACAGATTTATATAATCACTTTGAAGCATTAAAAAGTAATATAGAAATAATGATGGAGAGTTCATGATTATAATACAAATACTATTTTTTATATTTGTGATATATTGTGCATTTCACTTAAATGATATACATGATTATATTTGTGATAAATTAAGTAAATTAGATGAATTAATATTTAGGAGATAACTATGATAACAAGAGAAGAAATAAGAACAGCATTTGCTACTTTAGAAACTAACGAACAAAAGGCTGAGTTTTGCAGAGAACACATGGAACAAGAACGAGAAATGCCAGAGTTGTATGAGAATCTAGTTGATTCAATGGGTAGAAAATTATTTAAATGGGAAGGACTTTACAAAGCATGGAGTAGTGAAGACCCTAAAACTTATCTAATGACTAATGAAGAAAAAATAGATTCAAGAACAACAGAACAAATGATTGAGGACGCTTTAGTTAATGTACCTGAAGTAAAAGAGGATGATGTATCAAAAGTTATAGGAGAAATGAATGAAGTATAATGAAGACCAAATAATGACTAATATCAATAATTATATTAGAAGTACATATAATGAACATTATAGTGTAGATAAATCTGGATTTCAAGTTCAAGATATGTTGAGACATCTTGATATAGATAAAGATTTCTGCCAGGCAAATGCAATAAAATATTTGTGTAGATTTGGTAAGAAAAACGGTAAAAATAAGGTGGATTTATATAAAGCAGTTCACTATATCGTACTACTATTAGATAGTTTAGATAATGAAGACACAAAAAATAATTAAAATAAAGCTTGACATTTACTTTAAAATACCATATAATGGACAGAATTACTATAAATGTAATAGTCATGCAGACTATAAATGCACAAATAACAACCATGGAGATATATAATGGCAAGAAGAGCGCTAAGCAAAACACAAAAAGTACTAAACCTATTATCTAAAGGAGAACCAGTTTCTTGGACTACTTTAAGAAATAGATTTGACTTGACATCACCAAGAGCAATGATTGATACTCTAAGAAGTAAAGGTCATATGATTTTTATAAATGAGACAAGTCGTGGTACAGTTTATCGTATGGGTCAACCAACAAAAGCGATTTTAGCTGCAGGCGTATCAGAAGTATTACTATCTGATAATGCAGATAAAACTATCGTGGCTGCTGGTATCAAAGCACTTTACGGTACACCTTTCGCTTATAATTCTTAATGTGAAATGGGCGGCCTTCGGGTCGCCCCCTAACCTAGAGGTCAATATGGATTTTCATTTAACACAAGATAAAAACGAATACTTAATAAAACCAATAACAAATAGAGCAAAAGAATTTACAAAGAAATACAAAAATATGTTTAAAATATTTAAATTGAGAGAACAACATTATGTCATATCAAATGAACATCAACAAAAAATCTGTGAAACTATCCGTGATAGTGGCATGGATTTTATCAATTAGTTTATTACAAGGTTGTCAATTAACAAGGTCACATATCGGCACTGGTTTAGGTGCAACAACATCAACAGTCGCCTGTGTATCTATGGGTATTGATAATCCTTATGTAATTGCAACATGCACACTTGCAGGTGCATTAGCAGGTGCAAACATGATGTATGATTCAGATTATGATGTTCACTATGGCACTTTTGTAGACCACATGAATGTCGCAGGACCAGGTTCATCTTATACGAATTGGTATAACAAAAGAACAGGTAATAGTGGTATCATACATACAACAAGTTTATATCATGAGGGACCATTTAAATGTGTTAGCTATGATGTAACAGTTGATATTACAAATCCTTGGCCAGTTATTGGCATGGGAAATGTAGATAGGAGAGTTCAGCATGGTAATGCATGTCAATTACCAGACGGACGCTGGGTTGAAAAACCATATAAAAATCCATATACTAACAAGTGGGAAGTTAGAAGATGAGAGATAATAGAGAATTACTTTTGATTGCATTGTTTATGTTCTTAACATTAATGGTGCATTTGATATCTGTTGCAAATGCAGGTGAAGAATATCATGCAAAGATAAAACCAATAAAACAACAATATTGTTTTACAAAGATTATCATAACTACAAAAGGTGATACTGTAACTAAAGAAGAAAAATTAATCTGTGCAGACGGCAGAAAGAATTTTGATGAACCAGGTTATTGGGAATTATTTTCAGAATTTTATTATAGAGATACAAATGTACCTAGGTATTGTAGATACTATGATAGACCGAATCATGCTTTTAATACGCCAGGAAAAGCATGTCTTACAAAAGATGGCGATTGGGAGGTCCAATGATAAAAAATGTGATAATCTTTACTCTTGGATTTGTACTATTTACTATGACAGATTTGACCATTGAAGAAGTGGTTATACATCTTAGTAGTAGCATAAATAGTATTATTGACAGAGTGATAGGAGTAATATAATGAAAAATATAATGATAATTGTATTAGCACTTTCTTTAGGTGCATGTACAGTAGGTAATAATCCAATCTACACTTTAAAAAGTGAGACTGGTGATTTTGTTACACAAGTTCCAGGCTGGTTTATGCAAGATTATTCTAGTATGGAAGTTTGTAGTACAGACAAAACTCATGAAGGTATGTGTATATTTGGGGCAGGTACATCCGTATCGCCTGATTTAAACCTTGCGATTGAGAAGGCAAAGATGATTGCAAAATCTGAAATTGCTGATATGATAAAAGGCACAATGAACAAACAAAGTAAACAGTTCATTACTGAAGTTGGTAAAACTGCTAGTAAATCTGTTGTTACTGAGGTTGAAAGTGCCATAGTCAATTCTATCGAGAACACTCCAGTTCGTGGGTATGAAGTCTTTGCACAAGATGTAACCATAACAGATGATGGTAATTATCGTGCATATGTTGGATTAAGATTACCTATGGGTAAACTTAACAAGATGTATGAGTATACCATAGAACAGGCTGTGGATGCTTATCAATCAAAAGATAAGTCTCAACACGAAACTATATGGGAAGATTTATTATCATCAGGTGTTGAAGGTGTTGAAGATGAAGGTAATAGTATACAGTAAACAAAAATGTACCTATTGTTCTAAAGCCAAGGTTATGTTAGATAACCTTGGCATAGAATATACTGAAAAGAAATTTGAAGATTTTAAATCAGTAGATGATATGTTAGAAGACATAGGTAAAAAAGTTAAAACCATGCCACAAATAAAAATTGATGGCGAATTGATAGGTGGTTATCATCAGTTAGTTGAATATTTTGATGATAAAGGTCTAGTTAATTTTAGAGGAGAAAAAGTTGAGCAAAGATAAAGATAATGTAATACCTTTTCCAGGCACAAAAGTTGATACTAAAGATACGATTGACAAGTTAAATGATGAATTGTTAATGCAGAAAGAAGAAGTTGAAATGATTGAATCTACAATTGATGAAGTTGCAATTGATTTAATTAGAAGACTTGTTGATATAGGAATTGATATAAACAAAAAAGAATTTTATGGTGACCTTGCAATGATTACAGAATTAGTAAGAGGTTTAATTTACAGAGATTTTAAAAGAGAACATCTTGCAACAGTATTAATTGACAAGATTATTGATATACAATATAATGAAAAGGGTGAAGTTCAACCTGTTATAAATTACAGCAGAGTTTTAGAACAAAAAGATATGCCAGGACAAGAAGGTGAAAAAGAAATACATTTTGAACCTGATTTTGAAATACCTATTCCACCCGAGGATGATGATAAATGATTTTAGTTGATTTAAACCAAGTTCTCATATCTAATTATATGGCACAGACAAGAGGTCAAAAGCCACCTAATATTGATATGTTTAGACACATGGTCTTAAATAGTATTAGAGGTTATAATCTAAAGTTCAAAGAAGAATATGGCACACAAATATTATGTGCTGATTCGGCAGAGCCTTGGCGTAGAGAATACTTTCCTAATTACAAGTATCAAAGAAAACAAACTAGGATTGAGACAGAGGAATCTTCTAACAAATGGGATGACCTTTTTGATATTATCACAGCTGTTAAACATGAGATTGCAGAAAACTTTCCTTACATGGTACTTTCTGTAGATAATGCAGAGGCAGATGATATCATTGCGATACTATGTAGAGAAGCACATAATAATAAAGAAAAGGTAATGATAGTATCAGGTGATAAAGATTTTATTCAATTGCATAAATATGATGAGGTAAATCAATATAGTCCTATACAAAAAAAGTTTGTAAAAGATGATGACCCTAAAAAATATTTACATGAACAGATAATAAAAGGTGACCGTTCAGATGGTATACCTAATATATTAAGTGATGATAATGTATTTGTAACAGGTGAAAAACAACAACCGATACATAAAAAAAGACTACAAGAGTGGGCAGAGTTAGACAATATACCACTAGGAAGTATAACAAGATTGAATTATCAACGAAATAAGAAGTTAATAGATTTAGAGGAGATACCTATAGTGATACAAGAAAACATTATAAATAGTTATAGGTCATATCAAATACCTGATAGTTCTAAACTATTACAATATTTTATAGACCATAAACTTAAAAATTTAATGAGTAATATAAATGACTTTTAAAGGAGTAAAAGGATATGTTGGTAAAGGACTTAGAACCAGCTCTATGTGTGCTAAACTACGGTTTAGCAGTTACATGTGTGTTGTTGGTATTATACATAATTTTTAAAGATGATTAATAATGACATGAGGAAAATATTATGGCAGAAAGAAACCCAAATCTGATTCCGCCTGAAGCTATGAAAAGTATGGCACAAGGTGGTACAGGTAAACCATTGTTTAGTGAGGTATTTACTAAAGTAAACAATGCAAAAGTAAAAGCAAAAAAGGTAGAAATCTTAAAAGAAAATGATACACCTGGTTTAAGAAGAATCTTAAAAGGTGCATTTGACCCTAAACTACAATGGGATTTACCAGAAGGCAAACCTCCTTACATGGAGAATGACGCCCCAGCTGGTACAGAACATACAGTATTAGAAAGTGAATCTAATAAGTTATGGCATTTTATTGTAGGTGGTGATAATACATTATCTAAAACAAGAAAAGAAACCTTATTCATTCAAGTTCTAGAAGGTCTTCACAAAGATGAAGCAGAGTTATTGTGTAATGTAAAAGATAAAAAATTACATAATGTCTACAAAGGACTAACTCCAGGTGCAGTAAAAGAAGCGTTTGGTTGGAATGATGATTTTGTTAGACCAGAGTAAAAAAGTGCTTGACATTGAGTTGAAAATCCTATATAATGGATTACATTATTATGAATATAAAAGAAATAGTACAAATACCATATACAACAAGTCCTAGGTTTACACCTATAGATTCTGTAAAGTTCAAAGACTATCTTCAAGAGGCATTTGAAGAAAGACTTAACGAGTATAATACTTTACTTGGCGATATGTCATTTGAATCAGACCTTGCTGTAGAAAAGAAGTTAGTTAAAAAAACTTCTGAGGCGATGAACTAACCTTTTCAAGATGGTTCTTTTCCAGAACCTTATCAGGACATCATAGAAATGGGTCTAGAAATACCTGATGATGTTATTATCATGCATAAAGGTAAAGTTGAGGCAGCTTTTGTTGCAATGGCAAGTTCATGGAATCCTAGAACAGTACAAGGCAAGACACTAGAAGAAGTTCATCAACCTGTTGCAGATAATGAAATGTTATTAAGAGCAAGTAATGGTATATGGCGTTCTATGACAAGTGGTAAATCATTTCACAGATATGTATGGGGCATATCACCTTTAAAAAGTTTAAGTAATCACCCTAGGCATAAAAAACCATCTTTTAAATCTTTAAATGATTTATATTTTAGAATAGAACATGAAAGAACACTAACAGTTGATGAAGATACGGCAGCTTTCTTTATAGATGTAGAAGTCATGCCACTATCTACAGTCTTTCACTTAAAACAAGAATATAGAGATTTAATAAAAGATTCTATTAATAGTATGTCAGAAAATCTTCTTGCATATAAAAATTTAGAAGAAGTAAAGGAGATGATTAATGATGAATGATTATTTGAAAATGATAGATGAATTACTTTTGATAAAGGCAAGTGTTGAATTACTTGACACTACAAATCAAAAAGTAAAAACAGACTTGTTGGATTATATTGATACATTAATTGCTGAATATAACAGCATTATTGAACGATATGAAGAAGACATGAAAAATGAATATGAGAGGAGTATACATTAATGAGAAATTTAATTATGATATTATTATTGTTAGGGTCTTATCCTACTTATGCTGAGACAACAACAGTAAGATTATTTGTGAACGGTGAACCTAGTCCTTTTCCTGTGGTATCAATAACTGAAACACCACATATGGTAAAAGTTACGATAAAAAATAATGAGACAGGTGAAGTGATTGAAGGTCAAGTATCAACAGAAGAGCAAACAGAAGAGGAACCAGATTGTGAGTAGAAAACCAGAAGACTATGGATGGCCAAAATCTAACTTATTAAAATCTACACTAGAGATAATTTTTGCTACGGTTTTTATACCTATAGTTGTTGTCGGAATAGTAACATTTACAACAAACGATTTTAAACTATTTAACTTAATGGAACCCTTTATATTGGAGTGGTGGAATGATAGATAAACTTGTAATGTTTTTAGGCACTGTGACAACTATACTTTACATTTCACTTTATTGTACTCTAATATATTGGATTGCTTATAGTATTGCATCATGAATCCACTATACAACGATTGGTTATTTCTGTTTA